TAATCTTCTTTTACGTAATTCTTGTGCAGGAATGTCAGATGTTTGTGAGCTAATTGGTATAAATGTCCAGCCCTCCGCGTGTAATAGTTTTACCCAAGTTTGTGAGTCAGGCATTGGGGGTTGTGTTGCCATCCAAGCACTTTTATTAAATTCTCGAATTGCAATTTTAATATCATCAGACGCCTCGCTATAATGTTTGGTAGATTCAAAGATTTTTGCATAATATACAAATCTTTTTCCCATATCGTATTCAGATTTATAATTTTCTTTTAATTTGTGTCCACGAGATATCATCCATTTAGTAAAATGATTTTCCCATTCTAGTAATACGCCGTCTACGTCTGTAAGGATTATTCTATTTGATATTGGCATCTTCCATCCCTGCTACACGCAATTTAACAATGTTTGTAAGTTGCCATTGTTTTTGGTCTAGTCCTTTGGTAATGCCTAACCATTGGTTTCTTAAAAGTGCAAAGTCATTTATAATTTTTGCCATATCAACAACATCGGCTTCACCGTCAACATATTTGTCAGCATCTCTGCTGGTTAGCTTTTTATTATAACTTTCTAAAAAATTTCGAAATGTTTTAGATCTTAACCTACGATATTCAATATTTAAATATTCTAGGATTGCTTCGATTTCTTGTAATTGATTAAATCGGTGTTCAACTACTCCGGGCATTGTTGCAGATGCTTTTTCTAAATTACCCCAAATAGAACATTCTTTTTTTGCTTGTAATAATTCAGTTTCAAAGTGTTTAATACAGTCTGGTATTTGTTGTATGTTTTTGCTTACTTCAGTATACCAATTCACCATCATCTCCGTATTCGTCTTCGTCTTCGTCTTCTTCTCCACCATACACAGATTCTACTGCTTCTTCTAATTTTGGATCATGATCGGATGATGCTTTAATTTGATCAGTGTCAACATCAAGAAACTTTAATGTACTAACAAAGTCAACTGCGGCATCCGATTTTTGTCTGTCTGGTATGTAAAGAGAAAATGAGTTCCAAATACGTTCAATGTCTTCATGCGTCATGTCTATCATCAATTTCTTCCTTAAGGTTTGTTGATAATTTATCATAGTTGTCCATCAACATCAATAATTTATCTCCAACCCAGGATTTTCGGAACTCAATATGTTCTTTTCCTTTAGAATCTACGTATTTTAACCTGTTTCCTGTTTGTACTAGTACCCCTTTTTTCTCAAATAATTCAACTAATCCCGAAAATGGATCCATACCCGTGTCATACGGTATCTTAACTTGTACTGATTCAAACGGTTTTGAAAAACGTGTTTTCATTACTTTACAAGCCGCTCTAATACCCCTAACGTCAGTAATTTTATTACCTTTTTCGTCTTCTTTAAGTTTTAATTTCTTCATTGCAATCACAATACTTGATGCATATATAAATCCTTGTCCACCAGATATTTTATCATCAGGATTAAACATATCTTGTGATGCATAAGTGTGATTAGTTGCTATAAGTCCTACGTTCCAACTACCAAACATATTAACACAGTTTCTTACAAATGCTGTTAAGGCTTTGGGTTTTCTACCTAAGTCACCTTTCATTTCACCTTTTTCAAACTGATCAACATCGGTTGGTGTTAATAACATACCCAAACTATCAATTACAATTAATACTTTAGGTGCATTTTCTTTATCGTCGGCGTGTTCGTCTTTATAACCTTTCATAAAGTCTGAAACAGTTCTTGCTACGTCATCTACCATTGATAAACTTAATCTTAAAAGTTTATCTTCGCTAGTATCAACACCAAGGGCTTCAAGCCATGATTGGTCTAATGCATTTTCAGAATCGATTAGTATTACATAGATGCCTTGTTTTTGTGCATTACGCACTAAATTGCCTGATGCTATAAATGATTTACCTGAGCCAGACTCACCTGCTAGTACTGTTACTTTGCCTAGCGGAACACCTTTGTTGAAGTCTCCACTTATTAAATAATTTAACGCATAGTTTCCTGTGCTTATCCAATCCGTTGGATCATTAAATCCTATGCCAAGTCCTTGTATGGACTTTGTTATGCTTTTTCTAAATTTTGTTACGTCAAACGGTTTAACCATAATCACTTTCTATTTTAGCATACAAGGTCCTAATCGTCAATATAAATTAAGACCTTGTATTTTGGTTATTATTTTGCCTGTCTTGATCTGATTAATTTCAAGATGTCTTCTGCTCGTTTGGCACTATCACCTGTTGGTTGTGCTGTTGGAGCCGACGCTGTTACCGTTTCTGCAACTTTTACTTCTGCATTTACCGGGTTAGCAGTCTTCTCAACTGGAGCAGGTCTACTTGCTGTTGGTATAGATACTCTACCTACACCTGCAGGTCTAAAGTATTGTCCATACTTCTCAAGATCATAAGACTCACCCTCAACAGATTTTTCAAATAATTCTTTAATTATTTTTACTTCTGCTTCAGATGGTTCTTTTGGTCTATAGTCTGATAAGTTATGTAAACCAAACTTATCAATAGATGCTCTTTCCGTTTCGTCTAGAGCTCTTTCTCTTCTTGACCATTTAGATGTTGAGTAATCAGCATAACCACCTTTAGAAGTTTTGTTAACTCTAAAGTCTACACCTTTTACATAATCAGTTGGTAACTCTTCCATTTCTGGATCAAGTAATGCCGATCTAATTATATTAAAGATTTGTGGTCCAATTATAAATCTTCTAATTGGGTTTTCTGGAGTTGCATCTTCGTTTAATGGATTTTGTACAACAAAGCCTTGGAATATATAACTTTTTTTCTTCCAATACTTTCTGCCCATGTCCTCCATTGATTTGTCTTTAAACCAAGGTCTAACTTCTGTTAGAACCGGACAAGTTTTTCCGTACATTTCCATACACGGTACTTGCACCTGGATTGGTCGAGAATCACTTTGACCTTTAATACCTGCAAAAGGTAGTTTGATCATATTTCTCTCAGTCCAGAAAAAAGTGTTAGTAGTATCCTTATCGGGTAAGAATCTAATAACTGCTTCGTGTCCTTCCTGTATGTTCCAGTGTGGATAGATGGCATTGTCGCCACCTGTTGAAGAAGTGGAGCGATTCACTTCTTGGGATTTTAACTTCGCTCTTATTTCAGCCAATGTAGCCATAATGTAAGCCTCCTTATTTGCCTATGTTTGTTTTGCCTAAATATATTAAGCTTCTTAATATACTACTATATTTATCTAATAATGTCTAGTAAAAAATCTTATTTTTATTGAAAATAAAGAATGGATAATCAAATTTAAAAGTATAGGTACCATTATATGACAAATAGCCATGAGTTTTTTCAGCTTTTCCGTCGTCAGTAATGTAAGATCCTATTGTATCAAATTGATTAGTAGAGTCTTTGGTAATTTGACATTGTATATCTTTCACAATAATAAATATATCTTCTGTAATTTTATTTCCTTTTAACACAGTATCGCCATCATTTTTGTTTTCTAAACTAATCGATAATGTGTTTGTACCTATAACAGGTTTTAACTCAAAAGAATTCTTATTATATTCTCCAGTATGAATTATTTTGTTATTAAAAATAATTTTGCCTGCAGGACATTTATTGGTTTTTTTACCAATTTCAATATTAAAATTAATCATTTTATTTTTTATTTTCGTTCCAGGCCTGGATTAATCGATTAGCAGTTGCCTTCTTTGTATTATATCTATATTCTGTCATGTATCCGTGATCATGACAATATTCGATTAATTCAGTCCACCAAGTTATCCTATTAACAAACGTGTTAGTTGGATTTTGTTTACTATACCAATAATCATATATTAATCCTACTCCGGGTTTTATATCTTCCCAGGTAATTTCTAGTTGTCTAGCATGAGTATCATATAATGGAGATCCTGGTAATAAATGTAATACCCCAACTGGATTAACGATCATTTTTGGAAATGGAATATCTTTATATTTTTTTACTAACGCAAGTGTATCTTCAAAATCTTTTCTTGTTTCAGTAATATAGCCAGTCATTATATTCCATTCTTGAGTGATACCAACGTTATAAAGACTTTCAATCATTAAATGTAAATCATCGTTTGTAAATTTTTTCCTCATATGATTTCGTACAGCTTCACTGCCAGATTCAACACCAACAATAACGTGTTTGCAACCTGCTTCGGCCATAAGATGATAATCCTCGTTAGTAGTTTGTCCTTCCGGTCGTGCTATATATTCACCATAATAACTTATTGTTCGTGGTAGTTTTTTTGCAAGTGCTGTATTCATTTGTCTAAATGCTTTCATTGATCCGTTTATTAATGAATCAGATAACATAAAATTTGTTATTCCTTGTTTTTCATATATTTCAATCATTTCCTCAGCAACTTTATTACCGTCTTTAAAAACAAATTTCGGTTCAAATGAAAATACATCACAAAATGTACATCTTCTCACACATCCTTTAGAACCAGTTATAGTAGCCGCAACACCTTGTTTATACAAAACTGATTTTTGTTCAGCTGAGAGAAAATCATTTGAAGCGTTTTTATAAAGATCTAATTTATAATCAATATATGATGGAGTAGGTAATTGGTTTAGGTCTTCGGCTGTTAATTGTACTTTAGTATTAAATTTTCCTTTTTTATTATTAAGTAGAATATCAATTAACAAACTTTCACTTTCGTTTATTATAATAGTATCACATAGTCCAGTTTCTAGTAGTACATCTGGCATTTTTTTATTATTTCTGTAAGAACCGTTAGTATTATCATCTTTACTAATACCTTGTCCACCAAGTATAATTTTTTGTTCGGGTTTATTTTTTTTTATATAATAACAAATATCGTGTGTAAATGTTAAACTTTGATAACTTAATAATGAAAATCCTATCCAATTAGCATTTAAATTTATTAATTCTTTTGCTTTTTCTTCCACCCATTGATGATACCAGTCATATGCTTCAATAGACATTTTAGAAAAATGCATTAGATATTGTTCCACATCAACAGCAATTTTTTTATTAAAATATGCGATTTGTAATTCTATATTGTAATCTAATGTTGTAGTTTTGAGGCCATTTGCATCACATATAGCTTTTAATAATGCAGGCGCCATGGGCATAGCATCAATTTTTGAAAATGGATTAAAAACAAATACTGCGTGATAGTTCATTATACCTAATTATACAGTATTTAAATTAAATCGTCGAGTGTAAAAAATTATTGGTAATTTGCTAGTTGAGTTATTCTTTCGACTTCGCCTTCAACACCAGCAATATTAAACCCTGTATCTTCTTTTGCTACTTTAGATTTAATTGCTTCTACTATTTTAGTTCTTGATTCGTTTAATGATTCTTGTTTCTTAGATGAATCTCCTCGAAGTTTGCTAAAGTTTTTTGACAAATAATTCATTGCGTCTTTAGGATTATTTGTTTTATATGTCGATTTACCATCTTTGTCTAATACATCATGAACTGTCTTGCCATCGTCACCTTTGTACATAGACACATAAGGTTTAATATCTTCAAATTTTAAGTCTTCTCCTGCAAATGCTTTTTCTTTAGGTGCTGGTTCTTGTTTAGGATTAATTGTATCATCAACCCATTCTTCAAATTCTGCTGTTTCACCTTTTGCTTTTTTGTCTAATTTTGGATGTGCTTTTGGTTTAAATGCACCAGCATCCATTCTTACTTCTTCTGCATATGCAGGATCTTTTTGCATTTTTTTATAATCGTCAATATATCTTCGTGCAAGTTGAATCGCAATTGATTTATTTTTTGGCCAATCGCTATCTGGATCATTAAACAATTCACCTTCTCTTTCTAAACCGTCAGCAACTCTAGATGCAAAGTTGGCAACTCTTTCTTCGTTGGCATCTTGTGTAAGCATTCTAGACGCTATGTCTGAAAGTATTGAACCTAACATTGTGTTATTATTAGTAAATTTTGTTACAGATAACATTTTATCTGCCGATTCGTCTTTTCTTAAAATTAATTTTTTGTTTGGCTGAGTTAAAAATCCTTGTACTATTGCTCCGTGGTCTACAATTGGTTCTACTTTTGCATCTTTATCAGTTGGATCTGGTTCATATTCTTGCATAATGTTGTGAATTAATGGTAAAACATCTTCAACTCTGTTGTCAAGATGTTTCATTGTAAATTTTTCTCTATATGCACTTCGTTCATCATCACTTAATTCTGCAACTGCTGATGGTTTAAAGTTTTTAAAAGTTTCATCATAGTGTGATTGTTTGTTTAGGCTTCTCATATATTGTCTTAAATTTTCTAATTTTAATTTTGTTTGTTCAATTATGTCACCAGCATTATCATTTAATTGATCTTTATGAGAAACATATCTAGAAAACGAATTTAATTGTGCAATATTTTCTGATGTTTTGACAATGTGTTGCCCAAATTCATCATGTGGTCTTCCACCGTTAGCAACGTGCCTAGTCATTGCTCTTGCACCTGCTAAATGAGTAATTGGATATTTAAATCTTTCACCATCTTCATTTTCAATGTATAATGAATTAATATGTCTTGATCTTGCACCAGGTACGTTTTCGTCAACTGGTCCTGAATGTCTAATTATTAATCTTGTTTTATCTAGGTTTTCGTATGAAGATTTAGTAGTACCTGTAAGCCCTTCTTTAATAGGTTTGAAAGGTTTTGGTTCTTGGTTAAGTTCATTAACGCCTGCTAGTGTTGTAATTCTGTTTAATTCTTCCGACATTCCATCAGTATTTACCGTTGCGTTCGTATCTGCTAGGTTCTTATAATCTTGC